TTGGTGGCAATGCTGCTTCCACAGTTTGCATTATCCAAAACGACCAAGGAACCAGCACTAGCTGCTAGTATTGGCGGGATATCTGAACTTAATGGTTCAGCACAGATTGTAAGAGACAAACCGCTTAATGCAGAAGTAGATTTTGCAATCCAAAGCAACGATGAAGCCGTTACCACTAATGGCAGAATGGCTATAACTTTTCTTGATGACTCTACAGTAAAGCTAACCGAACACTCACAACTAACTATAGATGAATACATCTATGATCCTGATCCTAGTAAAGCAAAGATGGCCCTTACCTTTGGTCTTGGTACAGCTAGGTTTATTACAGGTAACTTAGGCAAGATAGATAAACAAAATATATCGCTTAAAACACCTACAGCTAACATAGCTATAAGAGGTACAGACTTTACAGCTACTGTAGATGAATTGGGTAGATCATTAATAATACTTTTACCAGACGCTTTAGGCCTATCTAGTGGAGAAATAGAAGTGGTTACTGCTATGGGTAGTGTCTTGCTGAATAAACCATTTCAAGCCACAACAGTCAGCGTCTTTGAATCTAAACCAAGTAAGCCTGTAATACTAGACCTTACCTTAGACATCATAGATAACATGCTTATTGTTACTCCGCCTAAAGAAAACATAACGCTTACCGAAGAGGTATCACAAAACGCCAAAGCAAATATATTAGATTTCAATGACCTTGATATTGATTACCTTGATGAAGATTTCTTAGGCGAAGATGAATTAGAATTTACCGAGCTTGATATTAATTATCTTGATACCAATTTTTTAGAAGACTTACTTAATGTATTAGACTCATTAGCTATAGGAGAAGATGAGGATGTATTAGCAGATGCAGGTGGTATTAACTTAACAGGTACTAGAATAGGACAAGATCCAGATACTCAAATAACTACCTTAGTTCAAGGTGATATAATTAGTCTTAGAAGAAAAGTAAACGACTCAGTTAGATTAGATCTTAATGGTAATGGTTCTTATACTTTAATTATTATTCAAGACGGAGTATCTAATGTTGTTAAGATCAACGGTGGTGGCGACTCTAATATAACAATTACGCAAAGTGAATAAACTATTATTACCAATATTATTACTTCTTAGTTTGCCTTTGGTATTTCAAAGCACGCCTACAGAAATACTTAAGCTTAAGATATTTGATTCTTTAGTTGCAGAACAAGAACCATCTGGATACTTTACTATTTTAAACATCTCAGAAGAAGATGTGCGTGAAAGAGGAGGATGGCCATTTCCTAGAAGAGACTTAGCGCAACTGCAACTAGATATTCTTTCTGAAGGTGCTATAGGAATTGGTTGGGTTGTATCTTTTAGTGAGCCAGATAGATTTGGTGGTGATGAGTTCTTCTCAACAGCATTAGAGCTTGGGCCAACTGTTTTAGCTATGTTTGAAAGTTCTACTGGATCATATCCTCCAACTACAGGTACGGTTGTATTGGGTAACGATGTAGGTGGTTATATGTCACCTGGTATTGTAGAGAATGTAGATGTATTAAAAGAACAAGCTACCCAAGGTATTGCATCTGCTCCAGTAGATATAGATAACTTGGTTAGAAGAATACCATTACTAATGAAAACTCCTGAAGGATGGGCGCCTTCTTTTGGAACTCAAGTGTTAAAAATACTTGCAGGATCTAATACTTATATTATAAAAACTAATGATAATGGATTAGAAGAAATAGTTATAAAGGGTCTAGCTCCAATTCCTGTAGATAATTATGGCCGTAAATGGATTAGCTGGGTAGATACACCACAAACAACTTTAGAAGAAATGGATGTAGAAGGTAAGTTTGTTTTTATTGGAATTACAGCTAATGGAATCATGCCACAAATTGCAACTCCATCTGGATTATTAGAGCCACATAAGATACAAGCGGCATTATCTGAGTCAATTCTTATTGAAAACTCTCCACATGTTCCAGATTTTGCAATTGCTTTAGAAATTTTAATTTTTTCAATATTCGTTACTCTGACATGGCTGTCAATAAACTTTCTTGGTATAACTAAGGGCGTAAGTGTTGCTGTAGTTTTGCTTTTAACCACGGCGCTCTCAGGCTTTTTTAGCATACAAAAAGGTTATTTAATAGACTTTTCTTGGACTTTTATCTCACAGTTCATAACTGGAGCTATTGCCTTCTATTTAAACTTTAGAAAACAGTTTAAATTACGCCAACAAATTAAAAAACAGTTTGAACATTACTTAGATCCAAGACAAGTTAAAAAATTACAAGACAATCCTGAGTTATTAAAACTTGGTGGAGAACGTAGACGTTGTACGTTTTTATTTACAGATGTTAGAGGTTTTACATCTTTATCAGAAACATTAGAACCAGAAGAAGTAACTGAGATAATGAACAAAGTATTAACTATCCAAGCTAACGCTGTAAAATTTTATGATGGAATGGTAGATAAATATATTGGTGACGCCATGATGGCCATATTTAATGCTCCTATAGACTTAGATAAACATGAAGAAGCAGCAGTTTTATGCGCTAAAGAAATACAAGATAAAGTAAAGTTATCTGGTTTAGGAATAGAAATAGGAGTTGGTGTTAATACAGGATTTGCTGTAATAGGCAATATGGGATCTGATACCAGGTTTGACTATACAGCTATTGGTGATTGCGTAAATGTAGCAGCGCGTCTTGAATCAGGAACTAAAGATGCAGGCGTTGATATACTTATAGGACAAGAAACTGCCAAAAATTGTAGTTTTGAGTTAAAATCTTTAAAAGACTTAAAAGTTAAAGGTAAAGCCAAAGCTCTTAAGATTTATACTTGGAATGTAAAATGAGTAAAATCGTAAATGCCATAACAACTATTCTTAAATGGTTATGGGATAAATTTAAGACTAGATATAAAGTTACTGTATCTTTTAATAAAGAATATGGCGATTCAGATGACACCATACATGTTACAAAAAAAATTATAGTTCAGAAAGAAAATCATCTAAAGTTTCGTAACGAAGAAGGTAGAGAAATAGAATATCGTAGTTCAGGCGGACTTAACTACATTATCGAGGAACTTTAATGCAACAATTTTTAATAGCAATTATATTAGTTTTAGGCATGAGTTCTTACTACCTTTATAACGAAAACAAAACACTTACTACTAACAATGCTTTATTAGAAGGCGCTGTAGCAACGCAAAAAGATGCTATAGAAGCTTTGCAAAGCGATTTTGCTTTACAAACAGGTAGCCTTTTAGAGCTACAAGGACGTAACCAAGAGATACAACAAGAGATGTCAAGGTACCTTGACATATTTAAACGCCACAACTTAACGAAATTAGCAGCAGCTAAGCCTGGATTACTTGAACCACGAATAAATAAAGGAACCAAAAATGTATTTGATAGCATCGAAGAAGATAGTCGCAACATTGATAATCTTGATGATGGCTTGCAGTTGCAGCCTGATACCAAGTAAACAAATAGAAATTGTAGCTAAACCTTTAGACAGGGTAATAGCGCAACCTATTATGCCCAGAGAAATAGATCTAAAAGATCCATATTGGTATGTAGTAAGCGATAAAAATATCGATGAATTTTTAGTGCAAATAGAAAAAGATCAAGATCAAGTTGTTTTTGTAGCTATGTCTATACCAGATTACGAGCTTATGGCTTACAACATGCAAGAATTAAAACGTTATATTAACGAACTTAAAGAAGTTGTTGTGTATTATAGAAAAGTAACAATTGACAAACCAGATGAATAATCTGCTAAAATCAATGAACCATTAATATTCAAGGGAGGATAATATGGGTTTTATAAGTAATATGATAATGTGGGTAACAGCAATAGTAACATGCAGTTCTATTATAGCTGCGGTAACAAAAACACCTAAAGACGATATTTGGATTGGCAAGCTTTATAAGTTTATAGATTTATTAGCTTTAAACGTTCTTAAAGCAAAGGATAAGTAAATGGCTAACGCTCCAGACGCTTTTGTTTACAATGCAACATTAGATCGAATAATTGATGGCGATACATTTGATTGCATTTTAGACTTAGGTTTTGATGTAAAGTTACACAAACAAAGAGTTAGACTTGCAGGCATTGATACGCCAGAGTCACGTACGCGTGATCTTGCAGAAAAAAAACTAGGTTTAGCTGCAAAAGAAAGATTAAAAGAGCTTTGCATTGGAAGTTTTAAAATTAAAAGTTTAGGAAAAGGAAAATATGGTCGAATACTTGGCATCCCTTATACAGAAGATGGTGAAGATATTTGCCAAATGCTTATCAGTGAAGGGCACGCAGTTGAATACCACGGCGGTAAAAAAGCAAAAGTATGGGGAGATTATTAAAATGCATATATCTAAAGAAGGGTTATCTCTTATTAAAAAATTTGAAGGTTGTAAGCTTGAAGCTTATCGTTGCGCCGCAGATGTGCCTACAATAGCTTGGGGACGAACTAAAGATGTAAATATGGGTGATACTTGTACGCAAGAACAAGCAGATGCATGGCTTGAAGAAGAAATAGTAGAGTATGAAGAACATGTACACAAAGCCGTAGAAATGCCTTTAAGTCAGCACCAATTTGACGCTTTAGTATCTTGGACTTATAACTTAGGGCCAAGCAACTTAAACTCATCAACTATGCTTAAAGTCTTAAACAAAGGCGAATACGAAGACATACCAAATCAAATAAAAAGATGGAATAAAGCTGGAGGCCAAGTAAAAGAAGGTCTTGTAAGGCGTAGAGAAGCAGAAGCTTTATTATTTGAAGGTAAAGACTGGGAGCATGTATAAAAAATGCCTCTTAGCAAGATTTTATTTAAACCAGGTATAAACAGAGAAGGAACTGAATACGATAATACAGGCGGTTGGTTTGACGTAAATCTTGTGCGTTTTAGAAAAGGAAGGCCAGAAAAGTTTGGGGGATGGTCAAAAGATAGTTCAAATACTTATCTAGGAACTGCCAGAGCTTTACACGCTTGGACTTCTTTAGGAGGATCTAAGTATTTAGGTTTAGGTACTACTTGGAAATATTATATTAAAGAAGGAGATAGTTACTCAGATGTTACCCCCATACGAAAGACTACAACTGATGGCGTTGTTTTTTCTGCTACTAATGGCAGCTCTACTATAACGGTAACCGACAACGGTCACGGGTCAGTAACAAATGATTTTGTTACTTTTTCAGGAGCTGTAAGTTTAGGCGGACTAATAACAGCAGAAGTTTTAAATCAAGAGTATCAAATAACATCTGTTACTACGAATACTTATACTGTTGTAGCTAAAGATACTTCTGGAGATGCTGTTGTAGCAAATGGTTCTGATACTGGAAATGGAGGTTCTGGAGTAGATGGGGTTTACCAAATTAATGTAGGTTTAGATGTTTATATTACTGGTACTGGTTGGAGTTCTGGTACTTGGGGTGAAGGAACTTTTGGTTCTACTACAGCTTTATCTGCTACTAACCAGCTAAGACTTTGGACGCACGATCACTTTGGCGAAAACCTTATAATAAATCCTAGAGCTGGCGGTATATATAGATGGGTAGAAAATAATGGACTTACAACAAGAGCTTTAAATCTTTCAGCTATAAGCGGTGCAAATTTAGTACCAACTGTAGGGCTACAAGTTATTACTTCTGAGAAAGATAGACATTTAATAGTATTAGGAGCTGATCCTGTTTCTAATGGAGAAAGAACAGGCGTTATAGATCCTATGCTTATAACTTTTAGTGACCAAGAAAATGATTTAGAATTCCAGCCATTAATTACTAATACTGCTGGGGATTTAAGATTATCTTCTGGTTCTTCTATTATTGGTGCCACTAAATCTAGACAAGAAATACTTATTTGGACTGATACTGCTTTGTACAGTATGCAGTTTGTTGGACCACCTTTTACATTTGCAGTCAACCTTATTAACGAGGGTACTGGACTTATAGGCCCTAAAGCTGTTATTACTTCAGCCCAATCTATCTATTGGATGTCTTCAACAAACTTTTACGCATATACAGGTAGCGTGCAAAAAATTCCTTGCAACGTTCATAATTACGTGTATGGAAATATAAATCTTAGTCAATCTTTTAAAATACATGCTTTTACTATTACTGAAAAGTCTGAGGTAGGTTGGTTTTATTGTTCTTCAAGCGCAACCGAAATAGATAGATATGTTATCTATAATTACGAAGACGCCGTGTGGTATTACGGAGAATTAATAAGATACGCTTGGCTAGATAGTGGTATAGAAGATTACCCTAGAGCTACTTATAATGGTTATTTATTTGAGCAAGAAGATGGTTTTAATGATGACGGCAATCCTATGACTAACGTATTTATAGAAAGCTCAGACTTTGAAGTTGGTGAAGGTGAGCAGTTTGCTTACATACAAAGAATGTTCCCAGACTTAAAATTTTTATCTAATTCAGATTCAGGAAAAGTAAATCTTGTTATAAAAACTAGAAATAACCCTGGAGAATCTTTGTCAACTAGCTCTATATCATCTATAGGCTCTTCAACTGGGCAAGTTAGTTTAAGAGCAAGAAGTCGTCAAGCTGTATTTAGAGTTGAGTCAGATGACGACTCAGATGGTAACGATAACGTAGGATGGAGACTAGGAGCTACTAGGTTAGATATTAAATCAGATGGCAGAAGATAGTGGCAAAGTTATTACCAACCAGCCTTCCGCTTGCTCAAGGCGACATATCTGCTGAAATTTTTAATAGATTAGTTAGGATTCTTGAGTTAAACTTAGGACAGTTCGACCCAAATCGAACGCCGCAGTTCAATGATACCGAAATTGCGCAATTAAACTTTTTAGAAGGTGATGTAATCTGGAATACTTCTCAAGGTGTATTGCAAGTTTATATAGGCAATAGTTGGACTCAACTACATACACCTAACTCACCCAATAATGGTTTTAAGGCTATAGCTTCTTTAGGTGCTGTTTCTGTTATAACAAAAGGCGATATAGCAGTAAATATAACGGTAACTTAAATTTTAGGATATTTTTATATGTTGGCAAAACAAGTAACAGAACAAGAGGAATACAAGCTAAAAAACTTATTGCTTGGATTTCCTTCTGACTGGTTTGTTGACCAAGATACTTTAGAGAAAGCCAAAACATCATTACCTAACATAGTAAAGTTTTACGAAAGTAAAGGTACAGATAATCCAGAACACCTACCACTACAAGAAATTATCAAGCAACCTTTACATGAAGTTTATACAGTTCCTTTATTTTCAGAAAAGTTTTGCAACATATTATTAGATGAAATAGATAATATGGAAAAGTCTTTTTCTTTTTTACCAAATCCAGACGAAGATGAGTTACGACAAATACCAGAGATAGTTCTTAGCGAAAGATGCCCAGAACTGCATGATTCATTAATGCACGTAGTTAATTCACTTATCAATCCAATTTTATTAAGTATTTGGAATCGTCATGTTACAGGCGGCAATATACAGATAGCTAACTACAACTTAAATAATAAAAAACAAGGAGCTTGGCATCACGATGCTAGTTCAGACGTCAGTATTGTAGTGCCTTTAAATACAGGTGATTACAAAGGCGGAGGCACAGAATTTTTAAATAGAGGAGTAATAGAGCCATTACCTAAAGGTAGCGGTCTAATATTTCCAAGTTATACACACATGCACAGAGGACTAGCAGTAGAGGAAGGAGATAGATATTTGTTGGTTTTTTGGTTAACATCTATAGAAGAAGATATTAACAACGAAGAGAATACAGGGTAAAATTGTAATATGAATAGAATAGACAACTCAGGACAAGGAATAGCAAGCTTAGGTAGAGACGAAGATCAGTATATGGCCCACGTCGCTCAAGGCGAAATGGTAGTACCTCCTGTTATATCTCAAGAAACAAGACAACGTATAGAGCAAGAGATGAAGGCAGCAGGCCTTTCTCCTAATGAATATACTGTTGGTAATGGCATGTCTATCAATCCAATCACAGGTCAACCTGAATTTGGTTGGCTCAAGAAAACATTTAAATCCATTAAAAAAGTAGCTAAAGTAGTAGCTCCAATAGCAATGCTAGTTCCTGGAGTTGGTACAGCTTTAGGCGGAGTATTAGGTGGTTTAGGTGGAACTATAGGATCAGCTTTTGGTCTTAAAGGAACTTTAGCAAAAAGTTTGTTAGGAAACATAGCTGGAGCTGGAATACCAGGTTTATCAAATATTGCAGGCGGTGCATCAGGCGGTTATAGCAGCATAGCATCAGGTTTAGGCAGTCTGTTTGGTGGTGCGGGCAATCAAGAAAGTTCTTTTGGAACAGATGAAGAAGGCAATATAGTTGGCGCACAAATTCCTACAAATGAAAGTAGTTTTCTTCAAAAATTGTTTGGTGGTCAAAACCAAGAAGGAGATAGTTTTCTCCAAAAATTACTTGGTGGAGGTTTAGGAAGTATTCTTGGAGGCAATAATCAAGGCGGAGGCATGGATCCTAAAATGTTTGCTCTAGCCTTAGCTTTAGGTAAAGCTACGAAAAAATCAGCCGAAGAAAGAGCAGGTGGACTATCGCAAACTCCAGAAGCAACAATGGATGCGCTTGGAAGATACTCAATGGCCAATACTTTAGGCACAGGCGGAACCAGAGAAGAATTTGGACTTTCAGCAGCTCCTAAGTCTTTCTCACCTGAAGTTTTTGCTGCTATGGGTGGTCCAATTGACAGACAATATTTTAATCAAGGTGGTTTAGCTGCTATAGCTGAACTAGATATGCGTGATGGTGGTGAATCAGATGGTCCTGGAACTGGCACTTCAGATGATATACCAGCAATGCTAAGCGATGGCGAGTTCGTAATGACAGCTAAAGCTACTAAAGGCGCAGGTGCTTTTAACGTAAACAAAACAAAATCAGGAATAGAACTAATATCAGGCGGCAAAGCATCTCGTAAGAAGGGTGTAGAAAATATGCGTGAACTGATGGACATATTTGAGGCAATCTAATGGCAGAAACAGTAAATCCGATAGTAACAGGAATTCAAAAGAACGAACAAATAAGCGATCCTCGTTTAAGAGAATTTTATTTTGGTAGTCCAGATTACGAAGGAATAATGAGTGAAGGCAGAAGGGCTGCGGAAGGAGCTTATGGCAGACGTTTTGATCCTAGAGGCGTAGCAGGTTATTCTCCATTCGATCAACAAGCAATGAATAGTATGTATTCTGGTATTGGTGGTTATAAGCCATATTTAGATTTTCAAAAAGATGCTTTGCTTGAAGGTATGGGAACTATTGGAGACAGAAGAGGG